ATAGTATTTGACAAATACTCCATTGTTGGTGATAATCGTCCAGATAATGTTGCGGGAATACTATACAATAGTCCACAATTAGACTGGATTATCCTAATTTCTAACAATATTATCAATGTTAGAGAAGAATGGCCAATGTCACAAACAGATCTAAACAATTATTTGATGAATAAGTATGGATCTGAACTTTTACAGGAAATTCATCATTATGAAACCAAAGAAGTTCGTAATAGTGAAGGAAATTTGCTTTTACAGGCAGGATTAGTTGTTGATGCAAACTTCCAATTTAAGTATTCTAATTTTGGCACGTATAAAGTGCTTTCTGGGGCAAATATACTAACTTCAGTCAGTAACTATGATTACGAAGTTTTGAAAAACGACGAAAAACGCACAATTTACGTTTTGAGACAAAATTACATCCAAACCATAATTGATGATATGCGTGAAATCATGACTTATACCGATAGTTCTCAATATATTGATAAACGTACAAAAAAAGGAGCTAACTTAAGGATTTTATCCTCAAGATAACTCCAAAAACATATTTTGAAATTTTTACCCAGAATTTTTTAATCGACTTTTTTGAAAACAAAAATCGATTTTGAAATCACTCTTCAGCAAGTCGCTGGAAGTAAGACAGTGTATCGTCATCATCATCTGCTGCTACAGGAGCAGGAGATGACTTAACAACACGCTCTTCTTCCTTGATTTGTTGGCGAGACTTCATCACAACTTGCTCTTCCTCATCGAACGTATCAGGATCAACACGACGACTAGAAGCGTTAGGATTTAGAACCATATTCATACGCTTTTCAAGTTCTTCGTAGGACTTGAACTGATCAGGACGAGTAAACTCTTCAAGAGAATACTGTTTTTTCCAAATTGCTTCAAGTGCATCATCATCATCCAGAAGTGGTTCAGATTTTGCAAACTCAGAACTGTCGTAGTTACGATAACTAGCAACGTTCTTGATTTTCATCTTGAAATTTGCACCTTGCCAGAAGTCAAACGGATCAATCGTTTGTTCATCTTCATACTCAGGTTGCATGGCAGCAGTAATCTTATCAAAGATTTTCTTACCAAACTTGAATAGAAAAACTTTGCCTTCGTTCTGGGGATTAGCAGGATCCTTTACAACATAGATGTTGCTAATGTAAGATAGTTTACGCTTCTGCTTACGTGCTTGTTCTTTATCTACTTCACTACCACTGTTCCAGAGAATACGATTGTACTCCGAAACAGGATCTTTACCACCAAGCGTGGTCAGACTGTTCTCAATATACCAACCTCCTGGACCTTGAAAAGCATGTGACCACACTTTTCCCCAAGGCAATTCTTCACCTTGTGGTGCAGGTAGAAAACGAATTACTGCATAACCGTTACCTGCTTTATCTACTTCAGGTTTCCACACACGATCATCAGCACCACCAGTGGTGGTGCTCTTATTCATTTTTTCAATCTCTGTTGTCAGTTTAGAAGTCAAACTGCCAAGACGAGATTGTTTTTTTAGATCTGCGAAAGACATAAGATTTTTGTATTTTTAGATTGGGTGGATTGATTACCTGTTATATTATAACATGCCATTTAGGGTGTGTCAAGGCGTTTTTGTAAACCTTCCAAGGTTCTTCTCATGTTATTAAAGATGATTGACATATCAACATCTTTAAAACCCATTGCTGCTGATGTTATCTTGATTTTTTCTTTCATTTCTAATGCTTCCCGATCATCGGACAATGAAAGTCTTGTCCACATGATTTCTTGTTTATCTAGAAGTGTCTTTAGTTTTTCAATGTGTTCATTCTTTTCTTTATCACTAAACGAATTAAACTGAATAATAACTTCATATAATTCTTTTTGAATTTTAAAGATACTTTCCATCTCTTCACGGATAATCTCAGACTGAAAAAATTTACCCATGCGTCTTCTCCGATAGTCGTTCCCGCAAATATTGTTTATATTTGACGGTATCAATATTTAGAAACGGTGCATACTTTTTTAGTTTTAAACTAATCGCTTCCCAAATAGGATCAGTCAATTTCTTATCAAGATTGTTACCAAACAGGAATATTTTGTCGTATATTGTAATGGTTTCGATGCTAATATTCCCGCTCAGAAAATTTTTTAAAACTGGTGGATGTTGCCTTGAAGTATCGAATAGTTCTTTTAGGTTGTATTCAGACAACAAATCTTCTGTATGTTGCTTGAACTGATAGAACAAACTCTGCTGTCTTCCTTGCCAAGAAGAGTAAACACTTTCACCAGATCGAATAATCTCACCAATCCATAAAGAATTTGGATTATCACACGCTACAAAGTTAGCAATGAAAAATGACTTTATCTCATCCTCATTATACTTCCTCGACATTTTTTCAAAGAAGTATCTGTCTTTTCTTTTGTAAAAAGAATTTAAACTTGCTTTAGACTTACCACCATATCTAAAATAATCATAATTTTTCCTTGTAAAATGCTGTTTGAATGCAAGATACTGTTTATAAGTTTCAAATGGTGCCATTCCAAATTTTCACTCAGACGAAAAATTTTGCTTTGGAAGTTCTCTTCAAATAATTTAAATTAGTTGCATTACACTTGAGTTTTTCTTTCAGTGGTTTGGAAATAAGTTTTACAATCGACTCAAGTTCAATCGTATTTTGTTCACAATAAAAACAAATTGCTTCAATATAATTCATGTCAGAATTATCTTTTACAATGTTTTCGATGTCATTAGTAAACTTATCTTGACATAAAAATTTACTTTTTATGACAGATTTGATTTCAGTTTTTGTAGTCATTTAGTTTGTCTTCCACAAATTTTTGAATGTATTTAACTAGTTTTTCCATGTATTGTTTTTTATCATACTCTTCGTAAACCTCAACTTCCCCGTTTTCGCAAGTCATCAAAATGACAAGTTTCTTTACTGGGATGTTAGTCATTTCGTAAAACATGCAAGCATACGCTGCTGCTTGTACAAAATAATTTTCAATCCATGCCCTTGGTTTTGGTTTCTCTGCAGTCTTGAAGTCAATGATTGCAAGTTCTGGAACACCACTTTCTCCCGTGTACTCAGCAATACAATCTACAGTACCAGCAACACCGAGATGTTTACTGTATAAAGATTTCTCAAGAGCGTAAATGTTATCTATATTTCCTAGAATTTTTTTTGCCTGGGTAAATAACATCATTGGCAAAGGATCTGTATCTAGAACGTTCTTATTCCAAAGGAAGTTTTCTATACAAGTGTGTACTTTTGTACCACGATTTGTGGAGCGTTTAGAAATACGGTTTGCTTCTTCTTCACCAATCTTCGCTCGCCATTTGACAAAAATTTCTTTATTGTAATGCGAGGTGACCGAGGTAATAGATACCATCGGTCTACCTTCTACATCATAATATCGAACTCCATCAATTGTTTCCCGCTTAAGTGCGGGAAACTCAATATCAACATGTTGAAACATCAGAGACCCAAATTAATTTTGTTTAGAATATAACTCTTGACAAGACCAGATCTAACAATATCCTGAGGTCCAAATTCAAAAGAATCAAATTCAGGCATTGCGTGAATGATCTTCATGAAATCAAGAATTCCATGTCGCTCATTTGTTTTGACAAGATCTGACTGCGAAGCATCACCACAGAAGTGAATTTTGCAGTTCTCACCAACTCTAGTAATTATACTATCTAATTCGTGAAAATTCAAGTTCTGGCATTCGTCAACAACTACAATACAATCGTCAAGAGTAGTACCACGAATGAAAGATGTTGACCAAAACTTTATGCTTTCTTGCGTCTTGAGATTACCCCATAACATTTCAAAGTCATTGTCAGTGGGTAACTCAAACATATATTTTACCATATTCTTATAAGGAATTTGGTAAAGAGAAGATTTATCTTCATGATCTCCAGGAAGGAAACCAATTTCACGAGTTGCAACTAATGATCGTACAATTACAACTCGATTATATGGAGTCAAAGGATTAAGGACTTCTTTCAATGCAAGATACATGGTAATAAATGTTTTACCTGTTCCTGCTGCTCCGTAAACAAAAAGATTTTTATCTTCTTTATAAGCGTCAAAAACTTTTGTTTGG